TCCCACGCTTGAAACGGTGCTTGAAGTTAATGACGTAATTACGATCAGACATTGCCCCCTCCACTATCCCGAGATTAACATCGCTAGTTCTCTATGTCAAAAATCTTGGCCGTGTTTTCCTTTTTCCGTTTCTGATGGAGACGATAATCTCTCAACTCCGCTGTGCCAAGTACAACGAGTACACTACCTATGGTGAGACAAGCCATAGCGAATGCACCGAATGTCGAATGTGTGTCACAATCCATAGCAATCTCCCCTGTGTGTGCTGAAAACCTATCATTAACGCTTGACAATGGCGTTGGAGGGCTGTAGACTGCGCGTCTCCGCCGCCGGTTTGATATACCTTAGATACTACCGAAGTTTGATCCCCAGCCTAGCTGCTGCCAATAGGACATCACGGCGGTAGGTACGCAACTTGTTTCTGTCGTTGGACTTCTGTGCCGGGGTACGCGGATGACGAACAGCAACATGCTTTCTCAGCGCATTGCCGGTGGGGAAGGTCTCGGTGATACCGACCTGATGGCAGAACAGACAGAACCGCAGACGTTTAATCGTCATCGCTATCTCCATTAAACATCTGAACAAAGACAAGCTCACCGCTGGTCATAGACTCAACGAGATCAAGGTGATACTGCTCACCATCTACAATGGCAGACACCCTTCGAGCAGGCGTGTCACATAGCGAAGTATGCTTCGAGCTATGCATACTCTGTAGTAGTAGAAACAAATCCATCCAAGTCATCTAACTCTCCTTGAGGCAGCGAAGCTGCCGTAACGGAAGCTACGCTTCCTTGCCTATGTCATCACGTAGATCAGACAGATCAATGAACTTATCTGCCTGCCTCCTTAGTTCAGTACTAACCAAGCCCATGCTTGAGACAACGAACACCTTGAGGGTGAAGCGTTCCTGCAATTCCTTAACCATGATGGTGAAGTCTCCATCACCTGAGAACAGGTATATCTCCTGCACTAGATGGGCACACTTGAATGCATACGTCACGATGTCAACATCGACGTTGCCCTTGATCTTACGCACCATCTCGGTGATGCGTTCACCTCTGTCGTTGAAACGGGTGACTGGTTCATCCCATTCCTTTGTTGCCTTCGTGATACAGACGTAGCCGTTATGGCCAAGCCAGTCCACGGTCTTGCGAATAGGAGACTCAATCTCCTTATCCCGTAGTGCAGTGAAGTAATAAGCACGAAGCAGTTGCTCGTCCTCATTCATCAAGCTAAGCAACCTCTTGTAATCTACCCGTATACCAGTGGCACGGGCAGACTCATAGAGATTGCTGCCGTCGATCAATACTAGCCGCATGTTATCTCCTCAGTAAACGAATAAGTTCCTGCACCCATTCTTCGTCAGTCATGTGATGCCTCTACGTTTGTTGGTGTATATTCTCCATACTTACCAATACGATTAGGACCTTCATGGAAATCCCAAGCACACACCATCACAGGATCATCTTCCCCGTGTTGAAGGCTGTCGATGTAGATCATGTCTTTATAGCCGATCATGTTACTCGCATCAGGCCACACCACCTGCAATGGAATAGCAGGCACAGGAAAATGAGGTTCGCCATTCCCTGCTTGATACCGGGCACAGTAACCGCACTGATCTAGTCCTTGTGAGGCACAATGGGAGTGACCTGTTGGGCTATCAGCCCTGCAAACATACGGCATCATAATCTCCTAAGGCGTGAGTGTTTCACGAAGGGTGAGTAAGGCTCTCGGATATGGATGGGATGGCTGAGCCACTCAGGCCATCCTATTACACCGTTACGGTAGTCATCCCACACTTTCCAGTATGGGTCATCGACTATGATCTGCCTGACTTCTTCGAGGGTACGCTCGACGAAGCATCCCTCGACGTGGTTGCTGTTAACGCAGTCCCTAGGCAAGGGACGCCAGCCGCGATCAGTCATGATCCACATTAGGAACAGACCTTATCCCACTCGGAACCATCGTCATCGGTCAGGTCGATGAGAGGCATATTCATTTCCTCGTAGACTGCCTTGAACACAGCGAACTGTGACTTGGGTACGAGGTTAAACACATCGCCGGGATAATCGGTGCGACCAAGACGAACACGGTCGCCATCTTCGACGAAGTACAGCTTGGGCATACGCTCAAGCACTGTTTCTTTATTGAGACGTGAGGCAAGAGCAATGCCACGAGCTTCTCTGCCTTCTCTAGTTCTACCATCTATCTTAGCCATAATAATTCCCCTTCTCAAGTCAGACGGACAATTCCCATCTTACCTAAGTATAACATGGGTAACGGCTAAGTAAAGAAACTGTCTTTTGTTTTACTAATCTATCAATTACATCTTTAACCTGACGAACGATTTAGTAATCCATAAATAGACGTATAACCATCAGATATATAGCGCACGCACATGCAAAACCTATCATCAAACAGGCAAAGAAAAACCCCCGACCAGTGAAGGCCGGGGGTTGAGTTAGATCAGGGGATCAGGCTGCCTTGGGCAGCTTCTCCTTCTCGGTATCGTACACTGACTGGATGGTATCCATCCGGAACAGCTTGTTCAGACTGTCCCTGATACCGCCAAGGGTCAGGATGGATTGCTTGCCAGCATCGCCGGTCAGGTGCTTGAGCAGCAGCGCATAGTCGGCGCTGCCCGTCGCTGCCAGTGTCTTGTCAAGGTAGGAATGGAACACCATTCCTACCTTATCCATTGTCTCCGGGGTCTGGATGCTGTTCAGTGTCAGCGTGCCAGCCTTGGGAGTTGGCGTCTTAGCCGGTCGCTTCTCGGTCGCCTTGAGTGCGGAGTATGAGCTACCCTGTTCAAGCGCAGCCTTGGGGTTGAGACGCAGGAAGGCACCAATACTGTAGTGCTTCCAGTTCTTTTTGGGCGCGCCCTTGTCCTCAAGCAATACCTCGCCGGTGTCATCTTCCAGCGTAGCGATGCAACCACCGATGATGGTTTTGGTAGCTACACCATCAACCATCTGATAGACGGTCAACTCGTTAACCATGTCCATCTGCCAGATCAGCTTGACCGCTTCCTTATACGCCGCGCGGATGGTGACGCGGCGACCTTCCAAGTATTTCAGCCGGTCGTCAACCAGCTTGTGGTTAGAGTAGGTTTCCAGCCACTTCGCCGGAATGTCATCCATCCTGGCATTCTTCTGCGACGTGCGCTTGCAGTGCTCGATCTCGGTGCACACGTTCATGCCTTCCGGCGTATTGTCTGCCCACGTCACATAGAAGGACACTTCGCGGGGTTTGCTGTCGCCATCCTTCGATGGGTCTTTCCACTGGAAGATATCGCAGTTATTGTTTGCGACACCACCATCATTCCAGCGTGAGCCGGGCAACGGCAGCCCATCAATCTCTTCCGGCGTGAGGTTGTTCTCGATAGCCTTCTTCAGCTTCGCCGGGGTTAGCTTGTACTCCGCGTTGGCGTTGGCGCCAGTCACCACGGTCAGGTCGATAGCGGTGCCTGTCTTGTGAGCATAGCCCATTGCCTTAGCATGAACTGCCTCGCCGATGGACAAGGCTTGTTCGGTCGTCACTGTGTTAGCCGTCATAGCTTAGTTCCTCTCAAGTGGCGTGATTGCCACGTTGAGAGTATGCGCCTTTGATTATGGCAAGTCTAAGGCTTTGGCTATCTTTAGTTGCTTAGTCCTCTCTTTTCTTAGTTAGGAATATAAAGCCCTAAGTTTCCTTAACCACTTATAGTCCTAGTGCTAAGGATATTATCCTAGGTATTCTTACATAGGATAGTAATCACATAGGATTGGGTAGGATATTTCTCCTATAAGAGTCTCTATATATTCCTATGACATTATACTTACGAGCATAGGATATTACATGCTCTTGCATCTATTTACGGAAGCGGAGCTTCCTTCTCTTTCAACCTTGAAGTATTCGGTTTATCAGAAACGGGGATAAGGGGGAGTGGCCCCCTTCTTCCGGCGCAATGAATTGCATCCCATGAATATCTAATAAAATTTCTACAAAAATTTTATATGTTGTAATCTGTGACAATTAGCACACAACGTTTTTAAATTACTTATTGCATTGTTGAAGTGATTTTCATCAATATGATGTACATCTAACTGACAAAGATGTTTTGGTATAAAACCACAGTTTTCACAACAATCTTTCTTATATTTGCTTCTGTTACAAACTCCGCAAACTTTACGATATCCATAAGCTTTACCTTTATTTTCCTGTTTGTTCTTATTGCAAATTACGCAAATGCCTTGAATCTTCAATTATACCTCTAACTTATTCGTATCCACGAGGATACTTCCATCCATACCCCCATCTCCAAGGTAACGGTAGCAACGGATGTCCTCCTACAGATACTCCGATAAACATCATCCTTCCTAAAACAGGATAACCACAACTAGCTACAGCCTCTGCTAACTTAGTATCAGCTTTTACTCTTTGCAGTGTAGTTCCACCCTTCCAGTACTTTCCGTCGTGTTTAACACAATCCACTTCCCAAGGAGGAAGTTGTTTATATCTAACCTTCCAATACCACCGAATCAGTCCCATCACTAACCCGGAACAACCATCCGTCTTAAATTTATAGTCCATGTTTCTTCTCGTATCTATTCATAAAATCCTTAGCCCACCGGAGATCATCCAGTTGTTTCTCAGTCAAATAGGTGAATTCAGCCATTTTGCCCTCAGAAGCAATTAGAGCCTCACACAGCGATTTTACATCCTCTAAGGTAGGGTGGGTCATCTTTTTCATTTAAACTCACCAGCGGGCTTCTCTGTGGCTCCTAGAGGCATTGTAAGAGCAGGTATAGCCCTGGCATCCTCTGCTTCCTGTTTTACCCGTTTCTCCTCACTTCGGCACCACTCAAGTGCTTTCCTCAGGTGTTCGTTCATTTGACCATTAAATCCTCTATCGTCTTAGCTACTTCTTTCCCGGTGGGATGGTATTCTCTTCCAAGTTCAGCAAATCTTTCTTGTACAAGGTCCACAGAAATGGGAAAGCAACCTTCTGCGGATACAACTTTGTATCTCCAGTCATCCCCTTCCTCGAAGACCTCAATTCTGTCTTCACCCATTCTTTGGTATAAGTATTGTCTTCCATCAATCTCTTCCATCTCTATAAACTCAAAGGCTGAGTTGTTCTCAGGAAAGTCTCGGTTAGTTAATAGTCTAGTTCTCTTAGCCTTCTTCATAGTTTCTCCTTTACAGACTATGTACAACTCCTGTATACTATTGTCAAGGTAATTATGTTAGAAGAACTAATTAAACAACTTGACAACCGAGGCCTTCTTATCTTCCAAGTTCTACTTGGTAAGAGAGCTATGGAACTCCTAGAAGAAGAAAAACCTAGTATACTCCATGCCAGCAATATTAGAACGCCTAGTATCTCAACTACAGGCTAAAGGTAAGAGTAAGTCCTCTGCCTTCGCTATCGCTACAGCAGCCCTTCAACGTTCAGGTAACCTGAAGAAGGGCACACAAGAAGCTACCACTAAAGGTAAGAAAAGGGGAGCTATGTCCCCTGCCAAGAGAGCTAAAGATCGAGCTTCGAAGCGATCTAAGCATAAATCCTCTGAGTACAAATATAGCAAGAAAACAAATGTTGCAACATTAAGGAATAAATAAATGGCTATCTATAAGAACCGAGAAGTTACCGTCGTTGGTCCCAACAACATGGCTAACTCTCCAGAAACTATCAATGTCCGGTACAAGGATGGTACAAGTGAGAACGTCTCCGTCGCTGATGTTAAGTTCACCGAAGACGAAAAGAAACAGCTTATCAAGCAGTACCCAAGTAAGTTCGACAACGTCAACACCGTCTCTGACGGTGATCTTGAAGCCGTCCGTGTGGGTGTTACTCCTCCTTCTGACCCGAGTTATAAAGCTATGGCTGAAGCTCAAGTTCAGAACCAGAAGCAGAAAGAACTCACTGATAAGAACATGGAAGCTGCTAAAGCAGAAGCTGAGAAGCAATCCAAGTCAACTCCGCCAGCTCAGGTGAAGTAATGAACTCGGTCTTTCACTTCCTTAAACTAGCAATAGCAGTCATCGCCGGCGTAGCCGCCGCTGTCTGTCTATTTGTAGCTATGCCGCTTGTCATTCCTCTTGCCGCAGTCTCAGTCGCTTGGTCGCTGATGCCTGAATAAGGAATAGGGAGGGATAACTCCCTCCCACTTCTATGCTTCCAATTATAGAATACTCAATCTCTTTAGGAAATATCCTGACAATTACGACAGTTGTCGGTTCTGTCATGACGTTTATATGGTCCATGAAGAGCGATATATTAGTTATAAGAGGTGATGTTTCGCATCTTCAAGAAGGTCAAAGAGAATTAGTAGAAACATTCAAGCAATTTGGTAATGTTTTAACATCTGGGGCTATCCGAGACACTCGTATCACGATGATTGAAAAGAGATTAGATGAACTAGCCCATGGTAAAGGTTTTATAGGATAACGTGAGAAAAGTACGTTCCGATATTCAACTAGCGAGAGACGAGAGAAAGAAAGAAGCTGAGGGTAATCTCATTTCTTTCATAAATCTAGTTCAACCTGACCGAATGCTTGGAAGTATCCATCGCGAAGTTATCCCTTGGATTACATCTACGTCTGGTAAGACTCATAAACTATTACTTCTTCCTAGAGATCATCAAAAGTCAGCTATGGCAGGGCTATACGCAGCTTGGCGTCTTACACAGAACCCAGCTATCCGTATCCTGTATATTTCTTCCACAAGAAATCTGGCTATCAAACAACTGAAGTTCGTCAAGGACATCCTAACTAGTAATACCTATAGGATGTATTGGCCAGAAATGGTCAATCAAGAAGAAGTTAAACGTGAGAAATGGACTGAAGGTGAAATATCGGTAGACCATCCCCGTCGTAAGGAAGAGTACATCCGTGATCCAAGCATTTTCACAGCAGGACTTACTAGTAACATCGTTGGCATGCATGCTGATCTTAAGATTCTGGATGATGTCGTTGTTCAGAATAACGCATACACCGACGAAGGACGACAACGAGTCCTAGACCAATACGGTTATCTTTCCTCCATCGGAGGTGCCCATGACGAAGAACTCGTCGTTGGAACCCGATACTTTCCTACAGATTTGTACGCATCTCTGCTGGAACGCGAGGTTGATACCTACGATGAGTACGGCAATGTATCCAGTTCGGAACCTCTCTTCGAAGTAAAGGAATATCCTGTAGAGTCCGTCGGAGACGGAACAGGAGAGTTTCTATGGCCTAAACAGAAGTCACCAAAGGGTAAGTGGTTCGGTTTCGATGCTGAGATCCTCGCCCGTAAGAGAGCTTCCTACGATAACAGGGTTAACTTCCGCGCCCAATACTATAACGATCCACAAGACATAGACAACTCGCCAATCAATAGGAATCTATTTCAATACTATGACCCAAATTACTTATCTCACCAAAACTACAATTGGTTCTACAAACGCGAACGTCTTAACATCGCTGCTGCCGTGGATTTCGCCTACAGCACAGGAAAGAAGTCAGATTCTACAAGCATTGTCGTCGTCGGAGTTGACGGACAACGAAACTTCTACATCCTCGACATCGACAGATTCAAGACCGACAAAATCTCAGACTACTTCGCCCACATCCAACATCTCTTCCAAAAGTGGGGATTCCGACGTATCCGTTGTGAAGTCTCCGTCGCGCAGCAGGTCATCGTCCAAGATCTCAAAGAAAACTACATCCGTAAGCACGGACTAAGTCTTATCGTTGAGGAATTCAGGCCTACCCGTTGGACTGGCTCTAAGGAAGAACGGATCATGGCTATCCTGGAACCTAAGTATGCCAATAAACAGATCTGGCACTATCCTGCAGGCAATACACAGACACTAGAGGAAGAACTGATCTTCCAGAATCCTTCCCATGATGACGTCAAGGATGCTCTCGCGTCTTGTGTAGACTTCATCCATGACAAGGCTCCGTTAGACTCATTCAGAATGAAACAAGTGAATCAACCTACATTTACATATCATAATAAGTTCGGCGGCGTAGCATGACCGGTAGAGTGATGCAACTGGAGAATGTAATTTCTCCCGATCTTCTTGCTACAAGAATTACAGAACGCTTCGTGGAATGGGATCTTCTTCGTCAGAATAAGAAGAATTCCTGGGAGGAAGTCCGACGCTACGTCTACGCGACAGATACTACCCAAACAACTAACGCTAATCTTCCTTGGAAGAACAAGACTACAATCCCTAAGCTATGTCAAATCCGAGACAATCTATTTGCTAACTACGTGGCTACCTTGTTTCCTAAACGTAAGTGGCTGGAATGGCAGGCTAACGATACAGATAGTAATTCCGTCGACAAGAAGAATGCCATCGTCAACAGGATGTCTTGGTGTACCGAGCAACCTAATTTTCGCCCTGAAGTAGAGAAGATCATCCAAGATTACATCGACTTCGGTAATTCCTTCGCCACCGTCGAATACGTCGACATGCGTGTCGAGCAACCCGATAAAACACAGGTAGGCTATGTTGGACCTGCGATACGCCGTATTAGTCCTCTTGATATCGTCTTTAATCCTACTGCCGAGTCCTTCATACAATCTCCTAAGATTATTCGGAGTATTATTTCCCTAGGTGAACTGAAGGAAATGCTGGAGCGTCTCTCCAATGATGAGAACAAGGAAGAGTACGAAGAACTCTACAAGTATCTGAAAGACATTCGCTTCCACGCCAGGATGGACCAAGGGGAATGGATACAGAAAGACCGTCTATACTCAATGGATGGTTTCACGTCTTATAGAAGCTATCTTCAGTCTGACTATTGTGAAGTCCTTACTTTCTATGGTGACTGGTACGACAACTACACAGATACCTTTGAAAAGAATAAGGTTATAACTGTAGTAGATAGACATAAACTAATTGCTAATAGACCTAATGCTTCCTTCTTTGGTTATCCTCCAATCTTCCACACTCCGTGGCGTCGTAAGCAAGACAACATCTGGGGCATGGGTCCACTCGACAATCTGATTGGTATGCAATACCGGATGGATCATGTTGAAAATATGAAGGCGGATATTTGGGACCTTGTGACATATCCTGTCCAGAAGGTTAAGGGTTTTGTCGAAGACTATACATGGCAACCAGGTGAAAAGATCTTTGTCTCTGAAGAAGGAGACGTAGAACTAGTACAGCCTGAAGTTCAGATCATGCAATCCAATATGGAGATTGGAAACCTAGCTACACAGATGGAAGAGATGGCTGGTGCGCCTCGGGAGGCTATGGGTATCCGCTCCCCCGGTGAAAAGACTAAGTACGAAGTTCAACGGTTAGAAAATGCGTCAAGTCGTCTCTTCCAAAATAAGATCTTCCAGTTTTCTGAGTTCCTAGACATGCTGCTTAATGCCATGCTTGAGCTCGATAAGCGTACCATGACCGGTGTTAACACTATTCGAGTATTTAATGATGAATTTCAAACAACCACCTTCGAAAATCTTACAGTTGACGACATTACGGGTATTGGCCGAATTAAGGCTATTGGAGCGAGGCATTTCGCTGAGCAGGCTGAATTGGTTCAAAACCTTACCGCTCTTACCGGATCAGGACTCTGGGCGACTGTCCAACCACATTTCTCTGGCATTACTTTGGCTAAGATACTGGAGAGTACTTTCGATCTTAAA